TGGAAGAAAAGGGCGTGCAGCTACGCGGCCGCCAGCCCGAGAAAAAGGGCTTCATCGACTTCGTGAAAGACCACGGCGAATACAAGGCCCTGCGCGAGAGCGGCAAGGCCGCCGCCGAGATCGAGGTTTCCAAGGGCGACCTGGCCGCCATGCAGGAGACGAAGGTCACCAGTGCAGGCCTGGTGGTGCCTCAGTTTGACCCGACCATCCAAGCCAATCCGCGCCAGGAACTGCGCATCCGCGACCTGATCCCCTCGGTGCCGGTGACCGGTCAGAGCTACACCTACTTCAAGGAACTGCTGCACACTCGCGGTGCTGCGCCGGTTGCTGAAGGTGCGTCCAAGCCGCAAAGCAATGTCACCTTCGAACAGAAGACTGATCTGGTAAAGAAGATCGCGGTCTGGATTCCGGTGTCTGACGAAGCCCTGGATGACGTGCCGCAGCTGTTCGGCTACCTCCAGCAGCTGCTGCGCTACGACCTGAAGCTGGAAGAAGAAGAGCAGATCCTTAAGGGCGACGGCACGGGCAACAATCTGCCCGGCATCATGACCCAGGCCACCACGTTCACCGCCGCGCTGTCCAAGTCCGGCGACACGTCGATCGACACGGTGCGCCGGGCCATCTACCAGGTGCGCAAGCAGGCGAAGCTGGCGGCCGATGCCACGGTCATGACCGAGTTGGATTGGATGGACATCGAACTGCAAAAGGACTCGCAGAACCGCTACCTGTTCGCCAACCTGCAAGGCTTCGTGACTCCGATCCTGTGGGGGCGCCCGGTCATCACGTCCGACAGCATGGACGAAGGCAACGGCACCGACACGGGCGGCGAATTCCTGGTGGGTAACTTCCAACGCGGCGCCACGATCTATGACCGCATGTCGTTCTTGTTCAAGGTCGGCATGATCAACGACGACTTCATCAAGAACCAGCGCGCGCTGCTGGTCGAAGAGCGCCTGGGCCTGGCAGTGCGCCGCAACTACGCCTTCGTCAAGGGCCGCTTCTCGGCCTAAGCGGTGGCACGCGGCGGGGTGCTAGGTCTGCACCCCGCCCTACCTCTGGAGAAAACATGAAGATCAAAGCACTGTGGGGCTTTCGCGGCGATGCCAAGAAGCTGGGCAAGGGTGATGGGCGCGTTCGTGCCGGCGACACTTTCGACAGCGCGGATCCCGAGTATGGCCATGCCCTAGTCGGCAAGGGCTTGGTTGAAGAACTGGATGGTGGCAAGCCTTCGCCGCGCGCCTCGGACGGCTTGACACCGACGCAGCTGAAGAAGGCGCTGGGCGAGCAGAACATCGCCATCCCCGAAGGCGCGACCAAGGAGCAAATGGCCGCGCTGCTGGATGGTGCGGGAGCACAGTAATGGACTTGGCCCCGGTGAAGCTGCACCTGCGACTTGACCCAGACGACACTGCCGAAGACGCGCTGATCCGGGACTACATCGACGGCGCTCTTGCCCACGTGGAGCAACATTGCGACCGGAAGATTGTGGACACTCCGGCCAACGCCGGTGAGATGGCGCTGACCAAGGACGTCGAGCAGGCTGTAAAGCTGTTGGTCGGCCACTGGTACAGCAACCGCGAGGCCGCTGTCGTCGGGGCCGTCTCCAACGCTGTGGCGCTCGGTGTTGAGCGTCTGCTCTGGTACAGAAAGCAATTCTAGGAGGTCGCGATGCTGCGTGCGGGAAGTCTAAACCGCCGGGTCGTCATCGAGCGCCCGGAGGTTCTCCGAATCCCATCCGGCCAGGGGAGAGTGGTGGGATGGGAGCGGGTCGCGACTGTTTGGGCAAATATCCGCGTCGCCAATGGGAAGGAGCACATCGCCTCCGGGGCGGAGATGTCCCCCTTACAAGCGAGTTTTCGCATTCGATGGCTTAAGGGGATTACCACAGAAATGCGGTTGGTCTATGCGGGACACGTCTATGAAGTCGAGGCGGTTTTGCCGGATCTCGCCGGGCACGAGTATGTCGACTTGGTTGCAACCGCAGGAAAAAGGAAGGCATAGATGGCCCTGATCAGCGTAATTGTCCCGCAGGCGTTGAATTCCCTGGTGGCTGACAAGGTATTTCCCGGTGTCGCCCCATTGGGCACTGAGCCGGCGTGGATCGTCTATACGGCGGCCGGTGGCGTGCCGATTGGCGACGTGGACGGGCCTGATCGTATCCGCAACTGCCGGCTGCGCATCGACATCTACGCGGCAGACCTGGACGAGGCAGAAGCGCTTGTTCAAGCAGTTGGCGCAGCCATGTATGCCCAGTTGAAGGCCATGCCCCTCGGTGAGTGGTCCTCCAGCCGAGAGGAAGAGACAAACCTGACCCGCATAACCCAGGACTTCAGTCTGTATTACTGACTCCCCCTGTTCATCTTCTGAGCCGCCTGCGGGCGGCTTTTTTCATTACGGAGTATTCGAATGGCACAAACTGCTATCTCCGCCCAAGGCTCCAAGCTGGAGATCTCGGGCACCACGGGCGCAGCCAAGACCATTACCGGGGTGCAACTGAGCAATCCGGTAGTGATCACGGCTACGGCGCACGGCTTGAAGCCGGGCGACGTGGTTACGGTCGCCAGCGTCGGCGGCACGACACAACTTAACGGCATCCAGGCGGTGGTTGAGTATGTCACCGCCAACACTGTGGCGCTGGCGAACGTCAATGCCGTAGCGATGACGGCTTACACCAGTGGCGGCACGCTGACGGCGGTACAGTGGACAAAGATTGGTGGCCTGAAGTCCTTCAGCGGCTTTGATGGTCAGGCCAACGAGATCGACACCACCGACCTCGACAGCACTGCCGAAGAAATCATCCTCGGTATCGCGCGGTACGGCAGCTTCACCATCGAATTGAACAAGAAATTCGACGACACTACCGCGGCCGAAGATCCGGGCCAACTAGCCCTGTCTGCGTCATTCACGGCGAACTCTCGACGCAATTTCCGTCTGACGTTGCCCAACGGCAAGACCCGCACTTTTGACGCCTACGTGCGCGCAAACCCGCTCTCGGGTGGCGTGGATGCGGTTCCCACGTCCAGTGTGCCGTTGCGCATCACTGGCCCGGTAGTGAGCGGCGGTTGATCATGAAGCTACTGACGAAGGACGAACTTTTCACCCAAAACGCACCTCGCCACGAGGATGTACCTGTCGGAAAGCGCGTATTGCGCATCGGCGAGATCACGGCGGCAGGTCGAGACGTGTTCATGTCGGCGACGAAGCCGGGGGCGCCGCTTTCGGAGTTTCAGGCGCGGCTCGTTGTCGCCACTGCCGTGGACGAAGCGGGCGCACTGGTCTTCACTGAGGAAGATATCGCCAACTTGCGGCGGATGCCGGCCGGAATTCTGAACAACCTGGCCGGCGCAGCTGCCCGGCTGAACGGTATCGGGCCGCAAGCGTTGGAGGAAGCCGAAAAAAACTCCGGAGCCGCCCAGAGCGGCGGTTCGCGTTCCGGCTCTCGCTCCAAATCGGCGTCCCCGTCGGTGAGCTCCTCCAGCGCCTGACAAGCGCCGAGTTCGCTGAGTACATGGCGTTCGCCAACATCGAGCCCTTCGGTTCACATATTGAAGATCGGCGGGCCGGGGCCGGGGTGTCGATGTTGGCGAACATAAACCGTGACATGAAGCAGCATCCGCAACCGTTTGACGACCTTTTCTTCCTCCCTTGGAACGATACGACCCGCCGTGCGCAGCAGGACGCCGCGACGGGAATGATCCAGATAGAGGATCCGGAAAAGATGTCTGAACTGATTGCGGCCAGTCTGTTCGGTGAGCCACCGACGAGCGGGGAAGCGCATGGCGAAGGCGATGACAGTGGTCAATCCGAGTGCGATGAAGGACGTTCTTCATCGGCTTGAAGCGGCAGCGTCCGAAAGCGCATTACGCCAGGCCTCGGTGGCTGGCGCGCGGGTAGTGCATGAGGCCGTTGTCGCCCGCGCACCTGTCGGGAAAAAAGCTCACAAGCGCGCTGGAAAGGAGTATCCCGCCGGCACGCTGAAAAAGTCGGTTTTCGTTGTTTACGACGAAGACGACTCCGTGCGTGGTGTGCGGGCTTCCTACCTGGTCGGCATCGCGCGGGAGGCCTTCTATTGGCGATTCAAGGAATGGGGTTCGTCCCGGCAGGCGGCGGACCCCTTCTTCCATCCCGCATACGACGCCTCCCGTGGTCGAGCCGCTGACGCGATCAACAAGGTGTTGGAGCGCAAGGTCGCGGAAGCACTGAAGAGGTAGGTAATGGCGAACGAAACGACCGTCCGGCTTGGCGCGGACGCATCAGGGTACATCCTGGAACTGGCGCGCGCTGGCAGGTCTGCGGACGCATGGGCCGCGTCAAACGAGGCAGCAGGTCGCCGTACCGAGGCCGCGCAGAAGGCAGTCGCGGAAGCGACGGAAAACGGCAGTGAAGCGTCGAGTCGTGCGATTACGCGCTTTATGCGCACCTTGACGCAACAGGCCAGTACCTCCGGCCTGGCACGGTCTGAACTGCTGCGCCTTCAGGCGGCGCAGCTGGGCGTCACGAATCAGGCGGCACCCTTCATTGCCCAGATCGCTGCGTCCGAAGAGTCGATGCGGCGCGCAAGCACACAGGCTACGGCGTTTCGGTCGGGACTCGACCGGATCTCCGGCGGGGCGGCCTCTGCCGTCGACCGGATCGGCGAGTTGGCTGCCGGGATGAGCCCGCTGGGCGTCGCCTTGGTCGGTATCGGCGTCGGCGTCCCCGTGCTGGCCGGCATTGAGGCCGCAGCGCTGCGAGGCGCGCGCGGTCTGGTTGAGGTTCAGGCGCAGGTCGACAAATTGACCGTGGGTCTGAAGTTCATCAACGGCGGCAGCGTGTTGGGTGCCTCTCAGGATATGGAATACCTGCGCAGCACGACCAACAGGCTGGGCCTCAGTCTGGACCAGACTGCAAAAGGCTATGTGGGCCTGGCGGCGGCAGCGCGCGGAACCTCCCTTGAGGGCGAGCGGTCGCGTGAGATCTTTACCGCTATTGCAGAGGCCTCGACGGTCCTGCACTTGAGCGCGGACGAAACCAGTGGCGCGCTGCTGGCAGTCCAACAGATGATTTCGAAGGGAACGGTCCAGGCCGAAGAGTTGCGCGGCCAGCTCGGCGAACGGTTGCCGGGCGCGTTTCAAATCGCAGCGCGTGCGATGGGGGTCAGCACCTCCGAACTGAGCAAGATGCTGGAGCAGGGGCAAGTCCTGTCTACTGACTTCCTGCCCAAGTTCGCGGACCAATTGCGTCGAGAGTTTGCGGGGTCGGTGGAAGAAGCGGCGAGCGCCGCACAAGCCGCGCTGGCCCGTAGTTCCAGTGCCTGGACGGACTTCTCCCGCACGGTGGTCGATTCCGGCCTCGGCAAGTTCGCCGCCGAGCAGTTGAATATCCTGACGGACGGCGTCAATGGCGTGACCGAGGCCATGCAGCGCGCCAAAAAGGAAGGGGCCGGCTTCTGGGGCCAGGCGGCGGCGGGGGCGGGTGGGGCTTTGCGTTTCCTGAACCCGGCGAACGCGTTTGACTACACGCCGCAATCGGATGCCAACCGCTCGGCCTATTTGCAGTCGGAGATCGATCGATTCAAGCCCGCTGCGGAGGGCGGCGACCGGGGCGCGCGCAACCGGGTACGCCAACTGCAACGGGAATTGCAACAGATCCGCGGTCGAATGACGCCTGCGGTCGCTGGGGGCGATCTGGAGGCGTTTGAGGCCCGCCAGAGGGGAGCCGAAGAGCGTGACGCCAAAGCGCGCGACGAACGCGTTAGCGCCTTTATCAGCGGCGGTAAGAGCCAGACCGACAAAGAAAGATACGACGCCAACATTAATGCTGTGGATGCGCAGTTCTCTGCGGCAGTGGCGGGGCTGGAGCAAGGGAGCGAGAAGTACAACCAGGCGCTGGAAGTCGCAACGGCCAGAAAAAAGGAGTTGACGGAAAAGTACGAGAAGGCCGGGCAGAGCGCGGCCGGGCGCGCCGGTAGCCTGGCGCTGGGGGGCGAAGTAGAAGCCTTGCGCCAGCAGTACAAGGACGAGGAAGAAGCCCTACGTGGGCATCTGGCCGAGATCCGCGCCCAGCAACAGCAGGGCATTATCTCGGCGCGCGATGCGCTAGATAAAGAGTTGGAGGCCCGGCAAGACGCGCTGGGCAATCAGGCGGCGATCCTGAAGAAGGAGGTCGAACTGTCCAGCGGCGATGCGCGTGTTAAGGCGCGGGAGCGTTACGAAGGAGAGCTTCGCCGGGTTAACGCAGCCATCGAGCAGGCCAGGAAGGACCACGGCAATGCGGTCGCGCAGTTGGACCGGCAAGAAGTGCTGCAGGTCCAGGCGTATAGCAGCGCGCTTACCGAGGCGTTAGCCACCCGCGAGCAAGCTATCCGCGGTCAAGTGGCTGCCGTGGGTCTGGGATCGTCCCAACGGGAGCAGCAGGGGCGCATCAACCAAGTCAATCAAGACGCGGATCGCCGCCGCTATGACCTGTCCCGATCGCGCAGTGAGAATCGCATTAGCCAGTCGGTCTATGACCAAGAATTGGCCGCCCTCCAGAAATATCAAGATCAGCGTATCGCGTTGGAACTGGACGCGACCCAGCGCATCCGGGCGGCCGAGGCAGATTGGACGAACGGGGCGATGGCTGCGTGGCAGGACTACGCCGATAAGGCGCGGGACATGGCGGGTCAAGCCAAAAGCGCCTTCACGAGCCTCTACGACGGCCTGACGGATGCCGGTGCCGCGTGGGCAACCGGTACGAAAGTCAGCATCGCCGAGGTGGGGCGCGCTTTCGCCGCCTCCATGGCAAAGATGGGGATTCAAGCCTCAATGTCGCCGCTCTTCGGACTGATTACGAGCTTCGCCACCAGCCTCTTCACGCCAGGTGACTGGACGACCACCAACACGGATAACCCGTGGAGCATGCAGTCGCTTGGAGTTATGGGCGGAAGGGCCGGTGGTGGTTCTGTTGGATCCGGCCAGATGTGGGAAGTGAACGAGAAAGGGCCGGAGCTATACACCACCGAGGGGCGCACCTTCTTGATGACCGGGGGGCGTGGTGGCTATGTGACACCGTTGTCGGCAGGTAACTCTGGCGATGGTAGCGCCTCTGCCGGAGGGCGTGTGGAGGTGAATGTCTATGTCCAAGGTGACGGCCAATCTAGCTCTGATGCGTCGCCCGGCTGGGAGCAGTTCGGGCAAGACATCGGTCACTACATCGACGCGCGCATTGACCAGAAGATCAGCCGGTCGTTCAAAGCCGGCGGGGCGTCGTGGAACAGCATCCACGGGAGGACCAGTTAATGGAAGTTTTTACCTGGCGTCCACGCGTTAACGCCCAGGGCGCCGTCAAGTTTCGTGTCCTGACGGCTGGCTTTGGTGACGGCTACACGCAGACCGCGTTAGATGGCATCAACAACAAGGTGCAGTCCTGGCCGCTGCAATTCGTTGGGAAAGAGGCGACCGTCGCTCCTATCGCAGCGTTCTTGGATCGTCACGCCGGATATCGGTCGTTTCTCTGGACCCCGCCCCTCGGGCAGCAGGGGTACTACACCGCCTCGGAGTACCAGGTCGTAGCCCTCGGGGGCGGCGCGTACACCGTTTCCGCAACATTCCAGCAAGTTTTTAGGCCTTAAGAATATGGTCAGTCTCGAAACTATCAACGTGGGCCAGGCGCCCAATGACAAGAAGGGCGACCCGCTGCGCAATGCGATGCAGAAGGTCAACCTGAATTTCTCTGCGCTCAACGAGGCGATTGTCGGCGTCTTTGCTCCGACAACGATACCGTCTGGCGTGGATCTGAATACGATGGTGACGTCGGGCGTGTTTCATCAGAACACGAACGCCGGAGCGGCCGCGGGAACGAATTATCCGACGCCTTATGCCGGGCTGCTCCAGGTGTTCGCGGCTGGATCAATGGTTTACCAGTTTTATACGCGCTTTCGCGCTGGAGGCCCGTTGCAAGCTCAGTACTGGCGTGCGCTTTATCAAAGCACATGGTCAGAATGGGTTGAGGTCGCAAGCAGCCAAACGGCTTTGGTGCACCAAGGGTTCATGGCCGCATCGCAGAATCTGGACACCTATCGCACACGGGGCATGTGGAACGTATCTACCGCGGCTATTGCCGCTGGCGGGTCAAATTTTCCCATTGCACAGGCTGGCAGTTTCGTCGTATACGCCCAGGTGGGGCAGGGGCAAACGCCAGCCGGTTATGTGGTTCAGGAATACACCGCAGCTAACGCCAATCGTACCTATACGCGCGTCTACAGCGGGACTGCGTGGGGGCCATGGGTCTACAACTTGGATTCGTCCCTCCTGGGTGCGGTCAACGGCGTCGCCCAACTGGGCGCAGACAGCCGTCTTTTGCCTGCCCAGGCTCCTATCCTCTATTCGGCCGCTGTGCCGGGGGGTACCGACGCCAACACTATGGTCGCGCCCGGCGTCTACTACGTGAACAGCGAC